GCCGGTGAAGCGCTGCTCGTTCTGCCGCGCCCGCGGCGAGTACGAGGGCGTCCACACCGGCCTACTCTTCTGCGGCCCGCACCTGGTCCGCTACTACCTCGGGCTGCACTACACCGGAGCGTGACGGGTGCGCCGTCCCTGCCTCGACTGTGGCCGGCCGACGCCCCGTGTCCGCTGCGCGCCATGCCAGAGCGCGTGGGACGCCCGCCGGAATGCCCGCCCCGAGCGGGCCATCTACGGCGGTGACTGGCCAGCCGAGAGTCGTCGCCTCCGGGCTGCCAACCCGTGGTGCGCGGGGTGCGACGCACTCGCCGACCTGACCGTCGACCACCCGACCAGAGCCGTGCTCTGCCGTTCGTGTCACGCACGACTGGAGAACGAGCGCCGAGCGGCGACGACCGGAGGGCGGGTCTAATCGCTGGGGCCGGCGGCCGCTCATACCCGGCGCTACCTTCCTCGCGGTCTGTACCAGTCTCCAACTCTCCCGAGGTCCACCGATGCCCGGACGCGGCCCAGCTCCGAAACCCAGCCGACGACGGCGCAACGTGCCACTCCGCGGTGAGTTTGCTTCGGTCCCGGGCACCGGCTGGCAGCACGGCGCCGTCCCGCCGTCGCCCGACGGGCTCATGCCCGCCTCGGTCGTCGCTTGGCAGACGTGGATGGGGTCATGGGTCGCCGCTCACTGGACGCCGGCCGACCTGCCCGGGCTGCGGCACCTCATCCGGCTCCACGACCAGGTAGAGCGCGGCGAGTTCGTCCGCTCGACCGAGCTGCGGCTGATGATGGACACCTACGGGATCACCCCCAAGGGTCAACAGGACCGCCGCTGGGTCGCACCGAAGGCGACCGAGGCGGAAGTCGACGGGGCCGAGGCGCCCACGGCCAAGCGGTACGCCCACCTCCGCGCGGTCTAGTGTTCACCGGCCCGACACTCGGCTGGTGGGTCCTCGACTGGATGGCCGAGTACCTGCCATCGCCGTCCGACCCGTCGTCCGAGCTGATCCTGACCGACGAGCAGGCCGAGCTGGTCCTGCGCTGGTACGCCATCGACGCACTAACCGGCGAGTTCCTCTACCGGCGCGGCGAGCTGGAGATGGCCAAGGGATGGGGGAAAAGCCCCCTCGCCGCGGCCATCTCAATCGCCGAACTCGCGGGGCCGACGGTCTTCGATGGCTTCGGCCCGGACGGCGAGCCCCGCCGCGGCAAGCCGCGCGACAACCCGTGGGTCCAAATCGCGGCCGTCAGCGAGGATCAACCCCTGGCCCTCGACACGGTTGTGCCAACACCGTCGGGCTGGACAACTATCGGCGACCTTGCCGTTGGCGACATCGTCATCGCCGCCGACGGCCTCAACGTGCCGGTGGTGCGCACCACGCCGATCCTTCGTGATATGGACTGCTACGCGGTCGGCTTCAGCGATGGCGAGCGCATCGTCGCTTCCGCGTCACACTCATGGACACTGGAGCGCCTGGCCGGGCACGCCGACCGCCACGAAGTCGTCACCGTGTCGACCGCGCAACTGGCTCAGGACTACCGAGCAGCCGGCGGCGGCAAGCGGTATCGCGTCGGCACAGTCCCGTTCAAGCTGCGCGATGATCCGACTCTGCCGATCCACCCCTACCTCCTCGGCCTCTGGCTGGGCGTCAGGGCGACGGGCGACTCTCGTATCGCAATCGACAACCGGGACCGGTCTGTCCTCGAGGCCATCATCGGGTCCATACTGGGCGACCATGAACGGGTCGTCTGGACTGCCGGTCCAGGTCATCAGGGAACTCGGGCCGAGGTCCCCAGCCTGCGTGGGAAGCTCCATCGCCTCGGCGTCCTTGGCGCCAAGCACATCCCGGTCCGATACCTTCGGGCTGGCGATGCGCAGCGACAGGCCCTCCTCCAGGGGCTCATCGACTCCGGTGGCCATGTCACCCGAAAGGGTCGCGTCAGTTTCACGAATATCAACGGGCGGCTGGCCGCCGATGTCGGGGAACTCCTCACGACCCTCGGCTACGTGTGGACTAGCCGCTTCGACGGAGCGGCCCACCGGATCTTCTTCACCCCGGCCGATACACGCCCCGTCGCCAGACTGCCCAGCAAGGCCGCCGCGCAGAGGGTCGGGGAGCTGCGAACGACATCGGTCTACCGATACGTCGTCGCCGTGGAGCCCGTCCCGTCCGTGCCGGTCCGTTGCGTCGGCCTTGACACGGCCGATCGTCTGTTCCTCGTCGGTCGGCGCGCTGTCCCGACTCACAACACCGACAACACCTACGCCGCCATCTACGAGATGCTGTCGGCAAACGATAGCCGCGCGGCCAAGGCTCTCGGCATCGACAAGGGCCGGACCAGGCTGTACCTCGCCGGACGCCCCGGCCGCCTTGAGCCGGTCACCGCGGCAGCCGGCTCGCGCGAGGGCCAGCGCCTCACCTTCGCGGTCCTCGACGAGACGCATCTCTGGACCCGCCGCAACGGCGGGGTCCGACTCGCCGGGACCCTCCGTCGCAACGCCGCGAAGATGGGCGGCCGGACGCTGGAGACGACGAACGCCCCGCTGCTAGGCGAGAAGTCGGTCGCCGAGCAGGGCGACCTCACTCCGGGCGTCATGCACTACGCCCGGCGGCCGGCGGCCGAACCGGACCCAGGCTGGTCCGACGAGCAGCTGCGGACCTCGCTCGCCGAGGCCTACGGCGACGCCCGATGGGTCGACCTCGACCGCATTGTGAAGGAGATCCGCGACCCTGCGACATCATGGGACGACGTAGTTCGGTACTACTTCAACATCCGCTCGGCGGGGTCTGGTCGGGCGGTCGATCCGCGGGTGTGGGACGCCCTCGCGAAGCCGCGGGACGTGCCCGCTGGAACGCGCATCGGGCTCGGCTTCGATGGGTCGATCAGTCGCGACGCGACGGTGCTCCGCGGCTGCACCGCCGATGGCTATTCCTTCCTCGTCCGGGCGTGGGTCCGGCCGGCTGACGCGGTCGACTGGACGGTCGACCGGACCGATGTCCACCAGACGGTCGCCGAGACGTTCGCGACCTACGACGTCGGGCTCATGCTCTGCGACCCGCCGCGCTGGTGGACCGAGATCGACGACTGGGCTGAACGCTACGGGCCAGAGCGCGTCCTGGCCCTCGACACGAATCAGGCGCGTCGCTTCGCCCCCGCGACCGATCGCTGGCTGACCGCCATCCGCGAGGGGAGTCACACGCACGACGGCGACCCCATCACTGACCTCCACGTCAAGGCCGCCCACCTCCGCAAAGTGCGGACCGGCGACGAGGATGACGACGGCCGCACCCGCTACGTGCTCATCAAGGGCGACGACAGGGGGCGCATCGACGCGGCCGTGGCCGACGTCCTGGCCCACGAGGCCGCGAAGACCATGCCCGAGTCGTCCGGCCCGTTCATCAGCAACTACGAGCGCGAGCGCCTGACCTTTGTCTCGCTCGCCCCGCTCGCCGTCCGCCGCGAGCGAAGCCGCCCCGAGCCGGTCGCCTGCCCGGCCTGCCACCGCAGCATCGCCGCATCGCTGGTGGACCGCGCCAGGCGCGGCGTCATCAGTCCGACCTGCCCGCGCTGCGGCGCTGAGTACCTGGAGGCTGTCCGTTGAGGAACCGAGCCCGTCGCATGCTCTCGGCGTTCGACATCACGGACGTCGCCATCGTGGTCGGTCTCGTTCTCTTGTGGATCGGCCTTGGCATGGTCGCCCCATCCCTCTCGTTCATCGTCGTCGGGACGCTGGCCATCGCCTACGGGCTGGCCCCGACCGTCATCCGGAGCCGCCGCTGATGGGCATCCTCACGCGTCCGCTCAAGTCCGCCGGCATCGGTTGGCCGAATACAGGTTGGCCCCCCCCGCCCGGGTACACCGGCCGGAGCATCACCGACATCACCGTCAATCACGACACGGCGATGACCGTGAGCGCCTTCCACGCCGGCGTCCGGCTCATCGCCGAGGACCTCGCCTCGCTGCCGTGGATCGTCTACCGCCGGACGGATCAGGGCCGCGAGCGGGCCGACTCGCATCCGGTGGCGTCGCTCCTCGACGACTCGCCGAACCCCGAGATGACGGCGATGGTCTTCCGCGAGACCTGCATCGGGCACTACCTGACGTGGGGGAACTTCTATGCCGAGCGCGAGTACAACCGGGTCGGCCAGGTCGTCCGGCTGTGGCTGCTGCGACCGGACCGGATGACGGTCGAGCGCGACGAGATGACGTCGACCCGCCGCTTCCGCTACCGCCTCCCCGACGGCAAGGAGGTCATCCTCCCCGAGCGCAACGTGTGGCACGTCCCGGGCTTCGGCTTCGATGGCCTCGTCGGGTACAGCCGGGTCGCGATGGCTCGCCGCTCGCTGGAGAACGCGATCGCTGTCGAGGAATACGGCCTGCACACTTTCGCGACCGGAGCGATGCAGGCGGTCGTCATCAAGCACCCGCATCAGCTCGGCACCGAGGCCAAGCGCAACATCCGCGAGGGCTGGGAGGAGCAGCAGGGCGGACTGACTAACGCCCAGCGCGCCGCGGTCCTCGACGAGGGGATGACGGTCGACACGGTCGGCTTCCCGCCCGAGGATGCCCAGTTCCTCGAGTCCCGGCGCTGGTCGGTCGAGGACGTGGCCCGCTGGCTGCGACTCGCCCCGACCAAGCTGTCCGACTTCAGCCGGGCGACCTTCTCGAACATCGAGGAGACGAACCGAGCCCACGCGACCGACACCCTCCGGCCCGTCGGCCGGCGGCTCGACCAGGCGGCGAACAAGGACCTCATCGGCATCGGGACCGGCTACTACGCCGAGCATCTGTACGACGCCATCCTCGTCGCCTCGATCAAGGACCGCTTCGAGGCCTACGGCCATGCGCGGGCGAACGCGTTCATGACCGAGGACGAGGTCCGCGACCGCGAGAACCTGAACCGCCTGACGCCCGAGCAGCGCCGCGGCCTGCTCTACCCGCTGAACACAATCCCGGGGTCGGCCTACGACGAGAACGGGATGACGATGACCGCCCGCGTCGCAGCCGTGTCGACGCTGGTCCGGTCCGGCTTCGACCCCGAGGCCGCCCTGACCGCCATGAACGTCCCTTCGGTCCCCCACACTGGCGCGATCCCCGTCACCGTCTACCAGCTCGAGGAACGTCCCGATGCCTAGCCGCAAGTCGTTCACGCCCGGCGAGTTCAAGCTGTCCGAGACCGGCGAGGTCGTCGTGGCCTTCGCCCAGCTCAACGTCATCGACCGCGACGGCGATGTCACGCTGCCCGGCGCGTTCCCGGCCAAGGCCGTCCCGATGTCGGCCTACGGGCACACGTCATGGGACGGCGAACTCCCGGTCGGCAAGGGCCTCATCTCCGAGGCTGGCGACTGGGCCATCTTCACCGGGTCGTTCTTCATGGACACGGCGCAGGGTCGGAACGCCCACGCCACCGTAAAGGCGATGGCCGACCTCCAGGAGTGGTCGTATGGGTACGAACCCGTCGTCGCCGACTACGGCCAGCGCGACGGCCGGAGCGTCCGGCTCCTGAAGTCGATCGACGTGTTCGAGGTCAGCCCCGTCCTACTCGGGGCCGGCGTCGGCACGCACACCCTCGCGATCAAGAGCGGCGCACCGGGAGCGGACGCGCCGTATGCCGAGCACCTCGACCGGGTCCTGGACGAGGTGAAGGCGCTCGTCGATCGGTCCCGCGACCGCGCCGCGTGGCGTGCGAAGGAAGGCCGCGGCCTCTCGGGGTCCAACCTCGTGAGCCTCGGTGACCTCCGCGACGGCCTCTACGCCGTGACCGCGGACCTCGACGACCTGCTCGAGCCGCCGAAGCGGTACGCCGACCCGGCGACCGTCGAGGCGCTCCTGGGCCTCGCCCGGACGGCAGGCGTCATCGTCTCCTAGTCCACACCCGAAAGGACCCCGAATGAACAGCCAGGCCATCTCCGCGAAGCTGACCGCCAACCGCGCCGCGTTCGGCGAGTGGCTCGCCGCGTCGAAGACCGACGAGGGCTACAACCTCGACGCGCAGGGCATCGAGGAGTTCCACCGCCGCAACGACGCGATCGCCACCCTCCAGAAGGAGTACGAGGACGCCCTCCTCGTCGAGTCCAAGGCCGCCGAGAACGAGGCGAAACTCGCCTCGGCGGGCCGGCTCGTCGCCGCCGAAAATCCCGACCAGAAGGACGCCAAGCCGCAGTCGATCACGACGAAGGCCGCCTGGCAGTCCGCGTTCAAGTCGGCCATCGACGCGAACCGCGCGACCTTCGAGCGGATCGCCAAGGGCGGGCGCGGGACGGTCAGCTTCGACCTCGACGTCGAGCACAAGACCCTGCTCACCCTCGCCGACATCGCTCCGCAGGCCGACCGCCAGGCAATCGCCCCGTCGGCGCAGTACCTCGGCCAGATTGAGGACCTGTTCCTCCCCGGCGAGACCGACAGCAAGTCGGTCGACTACTACGTCGAGACGACCTTCACGAACAACGCCGCGGCCGTCGCCGAGGGCAATGCCGCGACCGACTCGGCGCTCGACTTCACCCTCTCGACCGATCCGGTCGAGACGATCCAGGCGTGGCTCCCGGTCACCCGCGAGGCGCTCGCGGACGTGCCGGCGCTCCGCTCCTACGTCGAGGGCCGGCTTGCCCACCAGCTCGCCATCCGCGTCAGTGCGCAGCTCGCGGCCGGTGACGGCACCTCGCCGAACATCTCCGGCATCACCGACCGGGCCGGCATCCAGACGCAGGCCAAGGGCGCCGACCCGACGTTCGACGCTATCCACAAGGCGATCACCAAGGTCCGCGTCACCGGCGACGCGGAGCCGACCGCCATCTGCATCCACCCGACCGACTGGGAAGAGATTCGCCTCACCCGGACGGCCGACGGCCTCTACATTCTCGGCAACCCGTCCGAGGGCGGCGTCCCGCCGCTATTCGGCGTCCCGGTCCGGCTCACGACGAGCTTCGGCGCCGCCGGCACCGGCGTCGTCGGGTCGTTCCGCCCGTGGGCGCAGGTCTTCAACCGGGCCGGCCTCACGGTCGAGGTCTCGACCGAGCACAGCACGTACTTCACCGAGCGTAAGGTAGCCGTGGCGCTCATGCGGCGCCTCGCCCTCGCGGTGTACCGCGAGTCGGCCTTCTGCACCGTCACGGGCATCTAGTACCAGCCTGGCGCACGCGACGCGCCCGACCGGCCGCCGTAAGCGGCCCCATCCACACACCCCCGCAGCAGACCGGAGCCTGAACCCATGCCGACCATCGAGCAGGGCACCCAGACGGTCGATGCCGAGGCCGCCCACCAGCGGATCCTCCTCAAGGCTGGCGTGCCCTCGGGCACCGACTTCAACAACATCGCGGAGAAGGGCCAGCTCTGCATCGATACCACCAACGCCAAGCTCTACATCAACACAGGAACTAAGGCGTCCAACACCTGGACGGTCGTCGGGACCCAGACGTAGCCATGATCGCCGACCGCCGCCTCTGGTGGACGGCCGACCGCGCGAGTCTTGTCGAGGAGGGCGACCTCCGGGCCGCCTTCCTTGCCTACACGCCCGGCAAGCGCGTTCGCCCCGAGGACGAGTCGTCGGTCCGCGCCGTCGGCTCGCCGCCGAAGGCCGTTCATCACCCAGCCGACAAGGCCGTCCGCCGGCCGAGGGACAAGTAGATGGCCACGATCACCGCGACGGCCTACGTGTAGTGGCCGGCATCCGTATCCAGCACCCGACCGCTCGCAACTGCCGGTTCACGGTGGTCGAGCCTTCGATCCCCTACGACCGGCCCTACCATTGCACGCCACCCGCGCTCGGAGGCTGCGGCTCGGTCCATCTGTTCAAGACGCACCATCTGAACCTCGACGAGACCGGCGCCGCCATCGTGGGTGACGTGCTGTACCAGCGCATCAAGGGCCACTTGGCGCTGAACGGGTTCCTCGAGTCCAACGTCGTCGCTGCGCCACCGGCCATCGGGATCGCCCTCGGCCCCGGTGGCCAGGCGATGGTGGGCTCCGACCTCGGCAACATCCCCATCATGAACGGAGTCTCTCGTGGCTAACAGCTTCTACGCCGCCTTCCTGAACGGCATCCTCGGCTCGCACGCCACCCGGGTCGACCTCGACGCGGACACGATCAAGATGGCGCTGGTCGACAACGGCTCGGCCGACGGCGCCCCGGATGCGGCGAACGACGACTTCTGGGACGACCAGGACGCCGGCCTCATCGGGACCGCCTACACCCTCGCCGCCAAGACCATCGGCTCGGCCGGCGTCGGGGTGTTCGACAACACGACCGATCCGGCCCCCGCGTTCACGGCGGTCAGCGGCGCAACCGTCGAGTCGCTGGTCTTCTTCAAGGACACCGGCACCCCGTCCACGTCCAACCTCATCTGCTACTTCGATACAGCGTCGGGGCTGCCACTGACGCCGAACGGGGGGGACGTTAACGTGACGTTTAACGCCTCGGGCATCTTCAAGGTCTAGGTCCCTCGCCCCCGGAGAGGCCCGATGACCGAATGGGCAAACCGCCTCCCGGTCGGACCCGGTAGCCGGGGTGGCCGCTGGCACGACCACGAGTACCGCCGCGCCTGCCACCGGGCATGGCGGGCGGCCCATCCGGAGTACCCGGAGCGCGAGCGGCTCCGCCGCGCTCGGCAGCGACCGGGCAACGTCAACGACCCGGCGTTCCGTCGCCCTGTGCGGCTTTTGCCGGGACGGCCTTCACGACGGGTCGGGCTGACTCGTGGCTATCTCTGACGGCACCGCAGGAGCGTGGGTCGCAACGACGACCCGGAACCCGACCGTCACCCTGCCGTCGCACGCGGCCGGGGTCATGCTCATCGTTCGGATGGGCTGGAAGTCGTCGACCCCGACGACTGACGTCGCCGTCTGCAACACGTCCGGCTGGGCGAAGCTCGGCCAGTATTACAACGGCGGCGGCGGGTCATCCA